TTGCGCTGGGTGGTCTCGCCGGCGGCCGCCAGTCGCAGCGCCTCGGCAGCAGCGGCCTGCTGGGCGGCCAGTTGTTTTTTAACAATGTCGCTAATCTGGTCGGCAGATAGCTGGACCGGGGCAGGGTCGCTGGCGGGGGGCGTTGCCGCCAGCTTGATTTGCTCGGCAGCGGTGCCCGCCAGGGTGATCACGTTTTCGGTGATTAGCCTGGCAGCGGCGTCGTCGGAAGTGTCGCCAAATGCCTGCTCCCAACTGAGCTTAAACCCCGCCACCATTGGCTCGGGGAGTTTCAGGCCAGCAAGGGCAGATAATAAAATGGCCAGGTATTTTTCTTTCATTTCGACGATCTCCGTGGTGAGCTGTCGGGCAAGTAAAGGGGTTAGTGCAATGTGGCGGTTGTCCTGGGTGGTGGCGGATAACTGCAAGGGGCTGGGGTCGATGGCGTCCAGGTTTTTTACCCGGGGGCGGGTGGTGATGGCGGCGCCCTGAAGCAGTGGACCGTGTTTCTTGCCGGTCTCGGGGTCTTTGTAGTTAGGGTGGAAGTCCGCGCTAAAGTAGCGAAAGCCTTTTTTGGTGACTGCTTCGCGGCCGAATTCGGTCCACTCAATGCGCCCGCGCAGGCGGCCGTTGTCCAGTGTTAATTCGCGAATAAACCCGGCGCTGCCGCCGCTAAAATCGTGAGAAATATCGATCGATAAGTCCTGACCAAAGGTGTTCGCCTTGAAGTTGTCGACCATGGTTTGCAGCATGGCGTCGGTGATTTCAACCTCGCCGTAGTAGTCATCGTCAAACTTAACAGTGCGGGTGATGGTCTCCCACGTTTCTACGGTGTCGGCGTCCATCAACGAAACCCGCTCGCCCATCAGCAGCAGGCTTTCGCCGCTGACGCCGGCCTCTAGCTGGATGGTGAACTGTGCGCCTGGTTTCATAAACCGCTCGCCCTGAAACGAAAAAAGCCTGGCACCCGTGAAGGTGTCCGGCTTTAAATAAACTGCCTTTATTGGCGCTATTCTGGCCTATGTGGTTGTTGTGTCAAGTCTTTTGTTGTGGGTCGACCTGCTGGCAAAAATAGAGCGGCAGCATAACCCAGTGCATGCACTGGCATTTGGCCGCCGCCTGGCCGCTGGACATTACCTTGATTATCCGGTTTCGCACCACGTCGCCGTAGAACACTTTGCGGCGGCATTGCGGGCAGGTGACCCGCTGGGGGGTTAGTGTCGCCGGGGTGACCGGGGGGGTTAACTCTGGGCGGTTCACGGCGCGAACTGGGTTACATCAACCCCCTGGCGGGTGAGTCGTTTTTTCAGGGTTTTCCAGCGGGTGGCAATACTGCGCTCGCCGACGTGCCCGGCTAAAAAGGCCGCTCTCTTCTGTACTCCCCCAAGCACTGCTGCCTGGGTGGGGCCGTCCTGGCCGCGCAACCAGTCGATGCGGTCGGTCTTGCCGGCGCGATCGTCGGCGCTGATTTCGTCGGCAAAGACTACCTCGACAAAGCTGATGGTGTTGGGATGGGCTGGCCAGGGGTTGCGGTCGCGCGGGTAGACCCCTGGCCCCAGCCCGTAGCGGTTAACGCTGGCGTGCATGTCGCAAATGTCCGGCCGCGGGTGGCGCGGCGACAGCAAAAACCGGGTGGCGACAACGTCGGACAGTTCAAATGCGGCCGCCATGTAGCCCTCGCCGTGGGCGCGGTTTAGCTCGGTGCGCATGACCCGCTGCACTTTTGCCCGGGCGCTGTCCGGGCTTTTGGTGAGGGGGTCGACGGCCTGTCTGGCGATGACATCAGCGGCGGCCTGGCGCTCTTTGCCATGCAGGTTGGCGGGCACTGGTTCCCCCCGGCGCAGAAAGTCTGCCGTGGCTTCGCTGGCGGAGTTGCCCTGCACAATGGCCCGGTTAATGACCTGAATTACCTCGTCGGCGGCGCCGCTGTCGATGTTCCAGAGTCGGTCCGATAGCTGCAGGCCCTCGGCGTCTACAAACAGGGTTATCTGGCGCACGGTCTCGTTGGCCAGCTGCTGGGGGTCGGCGAAAATCACCGGTGAGAACACGGCGCCCCCCTCTTTGGCGGCCTGGGTCATGCCGGTAGTTAATGCCTGGTCGCGTTGTGCGGACAGGTCGCGCAGGCGCTGCTCTATTTGCAGCTTTAACCCCTGCAACTGCTGCAGGCGAACAATGCCCAGGGTGTCAGCTTGCGACCGAATCAGGGCCTGGATGTCTTCGCCCGCCTGGCGGTAAATCTCGGTAATGCGCGCCAGATAAAAAGCATCGGTTCTGCTGTGCTGGTCCCGCGCCTGTTTGGCGGCACGTTTGATCTGGGCTTTTATCTGGGCTGGGGTCGCCATTATGGGTTATGCCCGCCTGGTCACGGGGTGGTGATATGCCATCGCTTTAATGTCAGCAGTTGGGCGGCTGATGCTTTCCGTGATGGGACATGCGGGCCCGGGCGGGGCGGCTGGGCCGGTCAAAAAAACCGTGATGCGCGGCTGGGTCGCGGCCACGGTGCCGCACAGGATGGGAATAAATCGCCGGGATACAGGGGTCTCGATAATCAGCAGCACGGCCGGGGGCTTGCCGGTCATGCGCCCGTAATGCAGTGACTGGCCGATGCTCTCGGCCCATTTGTTGGCAAAATCGACCTCCACGGCGTATTGGTCGGTGATGCAATCGACCCGGGTGCGATCAGGCAGCACCACCTCGGCCCGCCCGCTCTGGGCGTCACACCAGCGCTGCTGATAGTACTTTTCGTGATTTAGGCGTTTAGCGGCATGACTGACGGGAAGTGCAAACAGGGCAGCGAATAAAAAAGAAATGAGCAGCAGCTTAGTTAGTGACATGGGTGGCGCTCTCTTTTTTGGGGGCGTTGCCGGGGGTAATGCTAACCCGCTGGCGGGGGCGGTCCAGGTCTTCGTCATCTTCTTCGTGGTTGGGGTATGGGTCGCTGCTGGCTCGCTCTACCTTCCGGCGGGAAAGCTCGGTATCGGCATTTAGCCCGGCGGTCTCCCAGACGGTGCGCTGGCTGGCCCCTGTTGCCATGACTTTTAGCGCTCGGTCGGTGGCCTGGTTGGCGGTCTCGGTGCGGCGTTCGGCAAATTTAACGCACATGCCTGGCACGCTGTCGGGGTTGATGCCGTTGAGCAGCAGGTGCAGTTCAAACCCGGTCTGGTAGGCGGTGGATACGCAGTCCTGCAGGGCGTCGAGCTCGTCATAAAAGGCGGTGAGCAGGTCTTCGAGAATGTCCCGGTTCAGGCCATCGGTGTAGCCAAATATGGCTTTATCGCCGGGGCTGCCGGCAAAAAAGGCATCGAGCAGATAGAGAATGTCTTTGATATGGTCGAGGTTTTCGTCCCCCTGCACGGGAGTGACCGCGCCTTTGGTGTTCATGTAATAGTTGGTGGTGACTTCTTTCTGGTCGTCTTCGACCCTCTCCTTATATTCCTGCAACACTTCGTTGCTGGCTCCTTCGAGCACATGGGCGGTGCGCAGGGGGGCGCGCTCATTGCGGCGCACCACCAGGTCGGTCTCGGTCATGCGCAGTTTAAGCAGGGTTTCGCGCACGGCATCGAGCCAGGGGCGGCCCATGGCGCCGTGGTCGTCGTAGTTTTCGGGGTCTAGCCGGCAAACGGTGAGTTGCCAGAGCGGAAACACGGCGATATCCCTGCCGCTGGTCGGGTCGAGCTGAGCATAAGCGGCGCTGGGGTCGGGGAAAACGCCGTTGTCGTCGGCCAGCGGCTTGATGGTCTCGGTGGGCATACGCACGCCGCGGACGACGTTTTTTTGTGCCGGGTCCAGCACCCATTGCAGGCACAAGTTCCCCTCCATTAACACGCTGCGGATATCGCTTTTTAGTTTGTCGCGTTTGTCCAGGTGGCAGGCGGCAACAAATTGCTTGAAAAGGCGCTGGATGCGGTCGTTGGTGTCGGTGGTGTGAAGTTTGATGCCGCCTTTTACCGCCATGGAGGCGGTCTTGCGGTGAATGGTCTTAACCCGCCCATCGACTTTGTCGAGCCGCCGCAGGTCGAGAATGGCCGCGCGCAGGGCTGGGTTTACATAAAGTCGCTGGTTAATCCGCCCGATGCGGGCTGTCTCTACCACGGTGCTGCCTTGCTGGGCACCGGCAGGTGTTTTGTCTGCCACCGCCGGGGGTGTTTTGCTGGAGACCGGCTTGCCCCCCAGGCGGTTAAGTAGGTCGGTAATAACGGCCATGGCGAGTCCCTGAATGGTTGAGTTGATAAATCAATGCGTACAACTGCGCTGCGGCTATTTTTTTGGCAACCCCGGCGGTTACGTCTCTGCTGCCGATCAACACCTGGCTGGCGGCGGGCGCGGCGCCCCGGGTGGTGAGTGCCCAGACCGACGCCATGGCCGCATCAAACAGGTCGTCGCCGGTCTTTTTGTTGACCATCTTGTAGCTGCTGTAGCTGGCGCGGGTCGACTCTTGCTTGATGTTGCTCAGTTGGCGCACCAGCAGGCGCAGGTCAGCGGTGGACGGGTCGTCCAGGTCGAGGTCGTCCACATAGGGCAAGGCGGCCTGACCGTTGTGGTAAACACTGCGCAGGGCCGTGGCCATGCTGTGTTTGGTCATGCCCTCAAAACGGATCGGAGCAAACGGCCATTCGGGCCAGGTGCTGGCGGTGCTGTCGCCATCGCCAATGGTGCGCCGATCGATGCTGGTTAATCCCTCGCTAAAAAGTTCGTCATTTAACTGGGTAAGCATGCCCACGCCGTAGGCATCCCCCATGGCGTAATCGGGGCGAAAATACTGCCAAAACCCTTTTATATCGCGCTTGACCACCTGGTCATCTGCCCCGGGCCGCCAGGTTTTGGCAAAAATAAAGCAGGTGAAGTTACCGATCTGCTCGGTGACTACCAGGGCGTGGCGGCTGGCCTCCGGGCTCTCGCCGTGGCCGCTGGCGTCATAACCAAACGCTATTAGTCCGCGTTTTTGCCAGGACTCGCCCGGCAGGGGGTCGGCTAGCTGGATGTTGGCTTTGAGCCCAACGTGCATGGCCTGGCGAATGTGTTTTTCCCAGATCAGGTTGCGGGCGCTGATGTTGCGGCACAACAACTGGCGAATATATTCGTCTGGCGACAGCTGGGAGGTCATATCATCCATAAATGCCTTGTTGATAATGCCCATTTCAATGCCCAGGTGGACATTAACCACCGGCAGGACGTGATAGAGACCGTCAGCCACCATTTGCCCGAGAGTGTCGGCGCCCTTAAACACGCCGGTGATGCGGATTTGCGGCTTGTTTTCGCTGCTGGCTGATGCCCCTAGCCGCCGGGTGCTGCCCATCATCAGCAAAAAGCGGCTATAGAGCCGGTCAGCGGGCATGTCGTCGACTTCCTCCAGGCTGGCAGCGGTCAGGTCGCCGCCATCGACGTTGGCCATAATCCCGTAAGCCTCGGCCCGGCTGCGGTTGGCGAATTGGTAGTAGGTGTCGGCGATTTGCCGCCGCCCGGACTTGTAGCCGACAAAGGCGGTCAGGGCCTCGCTGCGGCGGATGGCATCGAGGTGGTAATCAAGGTTGACTCGGGCCTGGGCCTCTCGCGGCGCCACCACCCCCAGGGACTGGTCGGCGTGAGTGGCGCCGTACTCCAGCAAGTAAAGCTCTTTGCCGGCGGTTTTCCCCGTGCGCCGACAGGAAAAATCCAGCGAATTCGGGTGCTGGTCCATTTCCAGCATCTTTAGCACCTGCACCGGGTCAAGGTCGACGTTGTGAATGTGCTTGTGCCACAGGGCGTGGTCGCCGGCGTAGCGCATAACTTCACGCTCGGCGACCTGCTGTAACCGGACTCGCTGCGGGGCACTAATGCGCTGCTGCATTAGCCACCACCCTCGCTGTGCTCAATTAAAATCGGGTCGCGGCGGGTTTGGGTCTGGCTGCGCTCGATCATCTGTTGCACTTTTTCCAGCGCGGCGGTCTGGCGCTGCTGAAATTCCATCAGGTCGGCTTTGTCGTCTTCCTCTGCGTCTAAATATCCGCTCAACAGCTCGCCATCCTGTTGGCCTTTCGGGGTCATGTTTAGATCCGCCAGGGTCATGTGATTTTTAGCTAGAAAATCAGCCAAAATCCGCAGCAAAGGGTTGGCCGTGTGCTCCATTACCGGGTACAGCACCCCGTCGGGTCCGTGGGTTTCAACGAAATGGATCCCGCCTTCCTTGTCGCCATGCCAAACGGGGGCATCAAACTGCACCCCGTTGGCGGCAATCGAGCGGATCATCTCGCTGATAATCGATAGCACTCCGGCCTGGTGATCAGCCATGATGCTGGTGAGCATCCCAGGGTTGCCGGTTTCGTGGGCAACCTGCACCTTTAAAAACAGGTCCAGCCGCGACAAACATGCCCGAGCAGGGACGCAATCGCGGTTTTCCAGGTACTGACAGCCAGCGCACTGCTCATAACCGCCAGGGCGGGGCGGGAAATAACTCGCAGTCGACGCATAGGCCCCGTGCTTTAGGGCATTAAACCGGGTTAGCTGCGCCTCTTCCGGGGTCGGGTGCCCCTCCAGATTCGCCGCCGATGCAGCCTTGCCCGCCTCTGTCTTCGGCCCAGTCGCATAGAAATTAGCCTTGAGACGGTTAATCTCCCAGTAAACCTGCGGCGTTTCGGGGTTCCCACAATCAGGACATACGGTAAAATAACTGAACGGGTGCCAGTGCTTTTCCGGGCAGTCAACAACCTCCGCAGGCTCCGCCTCGAATCGCGCGCCACAATCACATTTAAAATTGACTAAATTCAAATGCCCCATCAAGCCGACCGCCGTAGATTCTCGGGCAGTTCAAGCCCCACCCGTCTGGTTCGCAGCAGGGATGTCTCGGGGAGCCATCCTTTCTCGCTATGAACCGCCTGGCCGCGTCCGCCGGCCAGTATGACCTGCGGGCGGTATTTTATTGTCGCATTGTGCGCGTTTATCTCGATTGACTCCAGTAATTCACTAAACAACCTCCTGATTTTGTGGGAATTTGTCTCTACAGCTAGTGTTTCGATCAACACCTGCCGTATTTTGA